TGTGCTTTTAATCCGTCATACTTTCTTTTTTCTTGGGTATCTTCTTGTTGCAAATGTACTTTTATTCTATTTGCAATTTTATTTCGATACTCATTGTTTAGTCTTATTCTAGCCATTTGTCCTCTCTTTCTTTATATTTATTTTTAATAGCATAAAAAAGTTTTAAACTATTCTTGACTTTTGTCAATGGGATATTATATTAAAATCTGTTATTTATAAAAACTTAACAACAATGAAAGCATTGGGTTGAGAGGTAGTTCCAGGGTGGAATACTCAACCCAAGCAGAAAGGACAGAAAATGGCGTTAAAATATTGCCAAAGTCATAAGTGCCATACTTACGACACAAAGGACAGGAAACGAGGTTCTAAAGGAAACCGAAAAAATCAAACCAGAAGAAGATCAGATTTCTACTATGGTGGTGGAAATTTTTGCTCAATGAATTGTTATAATGATTGGGCAGATCAATTTATGAATAGAGCGATTGATCAAGTATCTGGCAGATTACACGAACCATTAACAATGAGTGAAGAAAATGCGTGGCGAAAAAAACGTAGATATCATTGGAACCCGAATAGATATAGTTCTGGTTCTGGTTATACCTTTACTTATCATTGGCACAATGCGTGTACTGGGGAAGATAGGGATATGTCGGAAGAAGATTTTAATAATCAAAATCTTCAAACCCCAAACTAGTTTCATCTGTCCTTGATGAACAACCCTAGATTGTAAGCTTCAACCACAATCTAGGGTTGAATTTTTTTGTTTTTTTTTTGGGTGGGCCCGCCCAGAGTTTCCAAGCTCCCAAGCTAGGGTGGGCCCGCCCATAATCTACAAGCTACAAGCTGTCAAGAAATTTATTTTTATTTTTATCTTGCATATGGGATTTTATATGATAGTACTACAGCTGGACCAGTCACCGCGCCGCCGCCGCTAGATCACAGGTAACCTGGCGTTGATGGGTCCAGTTTAAACAGCTGGCAGGTCATTAGCTTAATCAGTCCCGACGGGGAGAATGAGAGCGTGCACCGCCAGCATAACAATGAGAGGAAAGTATGAAAGTAAAAGAAATTAAAAAAGGTGATAAGATTTTACACAGTCACTTAGGCACACAGCCGCCAGTCTCTGGCGTTGTGATGGAGAGTCCAATTCAGGGCCGGGGCGTACGTAGTACGATCCTGGTTGACGTCAAAGGGTCCGAGGTTGGATTATTTGACGAAATTGGATCGATCTATACCAGCCAGATCCTGAAAGTATTCCGGGACGATAACTGGTTACCAGTTGAACAATAGAATTTCAGGGCGCTAGAATTCGGCGCCCTGGATACCTCAGAGCTGGGACGGGCCGCGCATTGCGCGTGGACCCTGAAGCTCTGGGGTGCAAGCTTGCAAGCGCTCCAGCTCCCTAGGGTCCGAGCGCCCAAGCTTGACAGGTTACAAGCCAGATGGTATAGGATATTATAGGAGAAAATTATTATGTTAAAAAAAGAAGCAAGACAAATCACCGGCGGGCTGTCGAAGCCGTCAAAGATGCCAGGACCAGCGCACAACCTGCCGGCTCAGGCGTGCAAGACTGGCGCCAAGCTGGTCAAGATACCAGGCAGCGTCTGCGCTGGCTGTTATGCCCTGAAGGGTAGATATAGATTCAAGAATGTACAAGCGGCTTTGAATAGAAGGCTGCAAGCGTTGCAAGACCCGCGCTGGGTTGATGCGATGGTAACCTTGATCACAGGTGAGACCTGGTTCAGGTGGCACGACTCAGGAGACATCCAGAGCGTACAGCATTTAAAAAATATTTTTGAAGTGTGCAAGCAAACGCCAGACACGAAGCACTGGATGCCAACTCGCGAAGTAAAATTTTTAACTTTAATGGATCCGGCCGTAATTCCGTCAAATTTAATTATTAGAATAAGTTCTCACATGATAGACCAGGGACCAGTCAAACACTGGCCGTGGACGTCTACAGTATCAACAGCCCCCGAAGCTCGGACATGTCCAGCCCCGGACCAGGGCAACGAATGCAAAGATTGTAGAGCGTGCTGGGACAGGTCCACACCTAACGTGTGTTATGGTAAGCATTAAATATGTATAGATCGCCCAAATATTGGAAAGAGATGGCCAGGCTGCGGAAGCTGCATGAGCAAAAGGTTACAAGCTCTCAAGCAAAAGTCTGCAAGCAGACCAGCCACAAGCCAAGGGCTCAAGCTTCAGACCAAAATTCTCAAGCGCAAGTATCCCTGAACCAGGGTACAAGCGATAACTCCCAAGCTTAGGGTCACAAGCTACAAGCACATAGGTATTCTTTGGGTGTTTCACGTGGAATGAAACTTGGTGCGGGGACAGCTGGACTTTGCTGGATTTAGTTCGCTTTAATTCCAGTGTGAAAAAGTTGCCGTTACTAGAGTAAGCCAATAGATCAGGAGTCCCAAGTAAGACCCTGTTTTCAAGTCTAATCCACGATATTGTCTTAATTTCTCTCTTAAGTTTTTTATATAAATCACGTTCTAATCCTATAGTTTTGTTAGGCATAATTCAGTCCAGCCCAATTACAAAACTTTAACAGGATTACCCATAATTTCTGTAGGTTTTTGGCAAGATAAAACCAGTCTATGAGTTTCTTTACTACCAATAATTTTATTTTCAAGAAGTTTTATTCCAACAATGTCATAAAATTCTCCATTAGGTAATTGTATCTGTACCCTAGCATTTTTTGTGACTTCGGCTTTCATAAACTTCTGCAAACCTTGATTGAATGTCTTTCCGTCTATCATATTTCTGATATTGATTTATACAAATTATGGGATATATTACAAGTATTATGTCTGTACCAAAGAGATTGACAGCACAACAAGAAAAGTTTGTAATGTACCTAGTATATGGTCATGAAGGCTATCCATGCAGCCAAACAGAAGCAGCGAAGCTAGCAGGGTATGCTGACCCCAAAGATTATGCTAGTAGACTCATGAACGTAGATAGGTATCCGCTGGTAGTAGCACTACACGATGAGTTGAAAAATGAATTGCACTCAAAGTATGAACAGGATCTACCTGGACAAAAGGCTACACTAGGACAGATCAGAGATGATGCAAGGAAGAAAGGCAAATACTCTGATGCAATAAGGGCTCATGAATTAATTATGAAAGCTGATGGTAGATTCATAGAGAGAAGACTCAACATGAACGCCAAGATAACACCGGAAGAAGCTAAGAGTCAGAACGATAGACTAATGAATATAGTTAAGAATAAAATAGCTATAAAGAAAATTAAATCTTAATCTTTTCCATCTTCAATATACATCCTCTTGGAAATACATTACGATCTGAAAACAATTCATCACCTTCTTCGTAAGATGCAAACGTTCTAATATTCTTTTTGTCTTTGTTAAATAGATAAGCTTGTGTAACCATTACACTAGGTTTAAACTTTGCAAAGTCTTCGGCTGTACTATGCCCCGAATCGCCCGTGATGTCGACCCAGGTAATAGAATAGAAATAATACTTTCTTTTCTTAATCACAACGTGTCTGTACTTAGATTTCTTATTTCTTCTCATGGTTTCTGTATACCCCAGGATTTATAATTAATAAATAATAAACTAAAAACACGCGCGCGACCCCTTATTTCGTTGGTATTACTAGCTTTTTTAACAATTGTACCAATTGTACCTCATTGTACCAAGCACCTTTGGTACAAAAATGAACGAATAACCATTGGTATTACTATCTTTTTTTAATTGTACCAATTGTACCTAGGTTTAAAAAAAAATAAAAAAAATTTTTTATTTTTATAAGAAAAAGTGTATACAATTGATTTATGGCCAAATTATACTGGAATTCATTATACTTTTTGATCATTTTTTGTATCCTGGCTATTTTCATTCTTGGTACAATTTGCATAATAATAGTCGACTTTCTGCAAGAACAAATGCATATAGCCTTGAAATTCCTTGTCAGACACCTCAAACTTCTGAAAGAAGCCATCTTTTGAACACATTAGGATTACCCCTTGCTGTATGTTAGTACCATATATTGTGTTGTGAGCCATAGCATACGCTGCTAATTGTGTGAAATAGTCATCAATCCATTCTCTTTGTTTTGGCTTGTTAGTTTGCTTGAAGTCTATTATACTTTCGCGCCCGTTATAAATTCCTACAACATCAGTCTGTCCAGCATACAACCCAGGGTAGTATAATGTAACCTCTGTGCCCCACACCTCTCCCAGGTCCCCGAGCCCTGATCGAATAACCACATCAGCCATGCGCCCTGCTTCCTTGCCCAGAGCTGTAAGATCCAGATGTCGTTCACCCTTGATGTATCCTTCCAAATACGTGTGCATGCTTGTGCCCCGTAGGGCTGCGATGTCTTTTACACGGTCCGCACGTTGTGCACCCATCCTAGCACGCCAGGCGGCCAGGC